CCCGAACGAGCCCCAGTTCTGTATTCCCGCGTCAACACCGAGTACGGCGACAGACGCGGTGTGCCCTGCAACAACTCGCCCGTTGGCATCAATCACAAACGGCGTGCTGTCCGTGCTTGCACTATCCTCCACCACAAACGCATTGCCGCTTCCGGTCTGGGTGATCTTCAATGCGGGGTTTGCGCTGTTAGCTAGGACGGTGGTTGCACCTTTAACAGTGTGGGTGTCCGTGGCTTCGGCGTCCCCTAGGGTGGCGTTGCCGGTGGCGGTGAGGTTGGCGAAGGTGCCAGCCGCAGCCACAGTGCCACCGATTGCAGGTGGGCTAGCCAAATATGCGTCGAACCCAGACCCACTTACGGTGGATGACGCCGACAGAGACGTAAACGCTCCAGACGCGGGTGTTGTCGCACCCACAGTGCCGTTAATGTTGATACTAGCAGTTCCTGTGAGATTAGTTACAGTTCCGCTAGACGGAGTTCCTAAAGCTCCACCATTGACGACAGGTGCGCCAGCGGAGCCAACATTAACTGCCAGAGATGTCGCAACCCCAGTGCCGAGGCCAGTAACCCCGGTAGATATAGGCAATCCAGTGGCATTTGTTAGCACACCAGCAGACGGCGTTCCAAGAGAACCGCCAGATTTCAAACTTGTGGCGTCGGCAGATGCGATATTGTTGAACTCAGTGTCAATCTCAACGCCCTTAACCACTTTGGAAGGGTTGCCAGAAAGGAGGGCATCTTTCGATGCAAAGTCCGTACTTTTGGTGTAGGTAGTCACTTATATGCTCCGTCTTTTGTATACATATCAAATCTCTGGATTGAAATTTGAGTCCCTGACACGTCAGCCTCCACGCCCGCCTGTACTACTTTGCCAGACCCACCGGCATTCATCTGAATGCTGTCGGTGATCTGCCCTAAAGAGTATTCTGCGATACCATACTCTGCGATATTGTATTCTGCTACTACTTGCGATCCTCCGACTGTTAGCTGCTCTGAACGAGTCTGAGCCACGTAATCAAATCCCCACTTAAAAGTCAACACTTGGGAGATTGCGCCAAGGGTAGTAACGGATACTTTTTTTAGAACGCTTGTTCGGATAGGGTCTCCGAAATCAACCCATGTCGTGTAATACGAAATCCGATAGTCATCGCCATTGTCATAATATGTGCCGTATATGCCTATATATCCTGACTGGCCGACATATAAAGTTCTGCTTACTGAATAACAATAACATTTTGGCACAATCTCCGTCCAAGTCGTCGGCCTATACGCCCCGTCCTGCATCGGATTTCGCGTATCGAAACAGTATGTAATCATCGACTCGACAAACGTGACGAGGTAGAAAGAATCTACTGGCGAGTAGATTGTTTTAATCGTAGCGCCAGACGACTCATTATTGATATAGCTCAGTATGTCGTCATTCACTGTGCGGCTAACCATTGTCATTGGCGCTGACTTCTCTTGAATCGTGCGCTTGAGTGATCGAAGCCCGCCGCCTGACAGATATACTAAGTCGTCTGGTGTATTTTGCACAGTGTCACGACCAACACACCCAGAATTACTAATTGCATCACTCAGCATCATGGTAGAAGGATCGCTTGCGCCGGTATAGATCAATACCTGCTTAGACCCGAAAATGATAAGAGCGTTGTTGTGTGCCGCCAGGGCTACCACTTCATCCCCACCTTGCGGCCATACACCGTACAGGTTCAACGAGCCAGCAGACCCACCAGTCCACACCTGATAGGTCAACGTGTCCGTCCAGTAGACAGTGTTCTTGTCGGTGTCAGTGCGAGTCGCCCATACCCGACCATATGCGGAGATTGCAGCATTGGCCTTTGGTGCAGTACCTGCATAGGAAGGATGCTCACTGATGCGACGGTACGCAGTGGTCGATAGAACTACGTCATAGATCAGCGGGTCATAACCCTCTTGCCAGAACATGATGCAGTTGTTCAGCACGCAGGTCTGCCAGTTGTTCGCTGATATCGTCGGGGCCACCCCGCCCCCACCGTATGTGAGTTGGGTGAGCGTAGTGCCCACTAACTTAAACAGCTTACCGTTCCCCGCAGCGACGATGGTGCGGGCACCCGTACTGTCGATCAGTTCGCCAATGGTTTCCACATCAGCCGATCCAAGGCTGACACTGGCGTCATTGGCAGGAGTCCACCCCTTACGCGACCCAATGCGACCAAACTTGTCGATAACGCAGTTGTTCGCTTCCAGGGCGAACTTCGGGTCAAGATCGACCGATGCGTCCTGGGTGTTGAGCCCCATGAAACCTGGGGATGTGATCGAGTAAGTGCGGGTCTGCTGCGCCATTACGTCACCACCCACTCTTGGTAATCTTCGTTGCGAGATTGCTCCAGTGCGATCCTGTCAGAGAGAATACCCTTGAACAGTCCGTACGCCTCACTGGACGCCAGGGCACCATCTTCACCTCGTTCCGCCAAGGCTCGGGCGTAAGCACCCATGACCACTGCGTCGGACGGTACGAGGATCACATCACCAGCGGCAGTCAGTGCTGTCTGCGGCACGTTCATGTTGAACTTGATGGTGTACGTCCCATTAGGGGTCGGGTACAGTTGAATCTTGCTGTCCGTACCATCGTTCCCGTCCCATGCGTAGTAGCAGGGGGTCGTGTTGGTGGTCGTCGTAAGCTGCTGCTGGTCCTGAATGTAGGACGCGGACCTCGGGGACAACCTAGTCTGGTGTCCTGTGGTGGTGATGTTCGCAGAAATGCACTTCTGCTTGGTCCCAGACCCTGTGACCGTGTACCCACTTGTTCCAGAACTGGTGGTGACGGTGAGCGTAGTGTTCTGTACGTCCCAGTCCCATGCGTCCTCGACCTGTCGCTTGGCGTCGTTGACGAAGTGACCAATCATCACAGCGTAACCATTCTGATTGATGGTGGACACCGACGACTCACGCAACCGCGCAAGGACTTCGTTGATTGCTTCGAGAAAGGTCATGGTTGTGTCCCCGTCAACAACCCATTTTCGGGTATCGGCATTCTACGATCAACAGGAACCGCATACTTCGCTTGAGCAGCCTCCCCCCTCAACCGCTTCCCGTACAATTTTTCACCCATTGACGCAAGTGCTGCGGCAGTAGCGGAGGTGGCAACTGGCGCACCGTAGAGAGAACCTATGGCAAAACCAGCAGTACCGGCAGGACCACTCCGCACAGGCATACCGAACACTTTCCCTCGTTCAGCGTAGACGTTAGCGATTTCAGGAAAATTCCCGGCGATCTCCCCCATTTTGGCTGCGTTGCCTGTCAAGTAATGGCGACCCTGCATCTCCTGGGCGAACACTTGAGGGTCCACCTGTTGACGTACTAGGTTGGTAGCTCGTTCGTAGGCATAACTCTGCGCCATCTTGCGACGAGAGTTATCGAACGCAGATTTCCATGCAGGGTCACTGATATTGCTGGAGATTGTTTCGTCGATCTTCTCAGCAATTCTCATTTTCGCTTTAGCGGTTTCAAGAGTTGTAGCATCTACTTGACTCCCGCTGCGCACGGAGTCGAACACCGACTTAGCCTCTTTGCGTAAGGTACGAGTGGTGCTGACGGCATCTTTACCAGTCATCCCAGACTCAAGCTGGTCTGCAACCAAATCAGTGACTCGCTTCATTTTCCCGGCGGCTTGTTCCCCGGCAGGGAGAATTTCAGGAATCTCGATCTCACGGATCGCAGCAATAGCGTCCTTGTTCGGGGAGAGTGGGCCAAGAGATGTGGCATCATCGTAAGGTTTGGCAATAGCCTTACGAACCATGTCATACGTCTTAGCTGTCAAAGGAACGTCCTTACCAACCCCCAAATCCTGACGCACCATGTCGTTCCATTTGGACTTGTTGGCGATACTGGCAGCAGTGTCGAAGTGAGTTGACCCACCAGCCATTGCCATCTTTACATTGTGTCCCTTTCCTGCGACGGATGACGGGTTCATTATGATTTTGTTCTCTCGCGCAATCTTTGCAGCATCAATGACAGCAGCACGCTGCCAGTCTGCACTAGATGCAGCCTGCTTTGCGGCTAGTTTCCTTACAGGGGACTCGCTCATATACTTGCCCACAGATGGTGCTTTTTTGACCCCCATTATTCCGAGAGCTTGAGGGACAGCTTCACCTACAAAGTTTGCAGCCATCCCGCGAGCAGTATCCGCAGCGTTATCCCCTTGGATCGCCTGCTTGATGGGAGTCCCCACAGCACTCATCGCAGACCCGACTGCTTCGGGGATTGCGTTCAGCGGGTTGTATTTGGACGCGCCCATCGTGGTACGAGGTTGGTATGTCAGTGATTCTTGTACTGCCCTTTGAAACCCCACAGGGTCACCATCCTTGTTACCCTGGAGGTAATCGCTGAACATGGCAGCGATCCCCATCACCTCAGACACAGGCTTTGCGACCATGGATGTGCCCATTTTCAGCAATGGTTCAGCTACACCCCCTGCAATCTCGCGGGCGATTCCTTGTTTCAACACCGGAGGTGTAGCAGGTTGCACAGGCGCAGGTGTCGCCACTGGAACCGCAGTCGGGGCAGACTGTACCACTGGCGCGTCCAAGAATGCGTCATACTTGTCAACAATCTTGCCTGCTGGAGTATCGGGTGCGTCCAGAAAGGCGTCGTACTTGTCAGCCATCATTTGACCCCTTGTGCGTCCATCTCTGCAAGAATTGCCTTCGCCTGTTCTCGGGTGATTGTCCCCTTCTGGTACAACTGCTTCACCTGTGCGGGAGTAGTTACCCCGCTGAACGATTTACCGGGTGCAGGTTGTTGAACCGGCGCAACCACTGGTCGAGGTGTAGGCTGAGGTGCAGACTGATCGAACCGAGGCGCTTGAGGCGGGAGGTTATCAGCCGAAAGTGCAGGGTTCAACCCCTCGTAGATGCTGTACTTCTCGTCGTAGGTTTCGCGCAGACGTTGTTCCATTTCCTCAGTCTTTGCCACGATCCGCTTGACTTGGTCCACAAACTCAGGGGATTTGGGATCGAGGTTTGCGATGTCATCCGAGACAATTTTCCATTCACCTAGGGCCATATTTCCGAGCTTGCCGGACTGCGAAGCAAGTGCCCGACCCACAGTAGCAGACTTGGACTTGAGGGATTCCAGTAGAGTCAGTGCGCCTTTTGCCTCGCTGTTCGGGAGTGCTGCAACATTGGTCAGTGCATTCCAACCCGTGATGCTCGATAACCCTTTGTGGTTCAGCAATCGTGTAGCTAACCCCACAACATCCTTTGTCTGTGCGTCAGCATTGCCAATTGCAGCCTTATCCGCAGCCTGCTCCTTCACGATGCGCCACTTGTCTGCGTCCTTCATGGTGGAGAGATTAATCCTCCCGTCAGCAGTCGAACCGTGCGACTTCTTGAGTTCAAACCCCTTCAATCGGGCAGCGTTGTCCATCTCAGCGATCTGAATCTTGGTTTCGTTGATCGCATTGACAGCCTCACGACGCTGCTCAATGGAGAGATTGACGTTATTTGCGTCAGCAGCCCACTTCGCAATGTTTGCAGCAAGACGATCCTTCTCCATTTGGAGTTTATTGGCAACGCCTGCAATCTTCACTTCTTCAAGTTCGCGCTGCGCCCGATCCTCTTTCTGTTGGGCCAGACGCTGTGTAGCAGCCTCAGCCTGCATCTTGCGAGCCATCATCACAGCCT